CGCCCATCTCATCGGTAGCTATTATAATCTTATCGGCTGTCCAGATAGTACAACTATTCCGGAGCATGCCGTTAGAATTTATCTGGTAACGATGAATAAAAGCATCCAAATCGTCGTTATCATCAAAATGAGGATAAAACTCAGAAAAGGTATTTGCATTACGAGGAACAGAAAGCGTCTTAACCTTCAATTCCGTAATCAATTTGCCGTCTAATCCTTTGGAAGTATACGGATAGAATACAAGAGCAGCATTACTTTCAGAAAGCACCTTACGGGCGAACGACTTCAAGACGGATTGCATTTTCAATCGGCGTTCCCATACACGTTTGAACTCTTGGAAACCATCGTTCTGATCTGTTCCCGTAATCGTCATTTGCCCGCCAAACAAGAAGGCGACAGAGGTACGCACCTCCTTTTTCGGGAAGTTGGTAACGATACGTGCCACATCGACAATCTTGTCTTCCAACCGTAACGGTTCCCCATTCTTATCCTTCAATGTCTCCGAATAGACTGCCAGCCGTCTCGGTTCACGCCAGCCGACAGAGGTTTTACGCCGACGGCGCTCACCGTGATATTCTCTGTAATATTCCCTTGGTTCCCGGTATTCTATAGTATCGACACATAGCGTACTAACTACCTGCCCAAAATCTTCATTTGCAAGGATGTCGTTTATACTTAGCATATACTTTTTTAATAAAATATATGCCAAATAATTATTTACTTAATATAGTGGGCAACTTTCTATTTTTAGAGTATCAATATTCATTCTCATCTCTTTTATCTCACAATAAGGATGAACTTCTTTTAAATTTCTCACAAAATCTTCTTTATTAAAGTCTTTGTTTTTTTCAATTCGACAACCTAAATAAATTTCTTTTATAGCATCAAAACAATATATATCTCGTTTAGGGGGATTAAATGCAATCATCCTATATTCATGTTCATACTCCCAAGCTCTTGATTTCGTAGTCAACATTTTCACTATATACTCATCATAATGAGACCCATTGTTAGAAAATTCAACTTCTGGTCTTTTATCCTGAAGACAAACAGGTAGTATTTTATACCCCGATATTTCCTCTAACTTTTTAGCATCAAATCCAATACATACCCCTTTATGAGAATCAGCATAATGAGCCCACAATAAATCATTATTACAATCAGAAGATGCACAAAAGACACCGTATTTTTTTAAATCCTCTTTTATCTTGGGAGTAAAAAATTCCC